AACATGTTATAAAATTGTCATAAGATACTGATAATAAAAGATATATATAAATTTCAATTAGGGGGTAGACTAGGGCCACTAGGGTACCTATACACTATACATAACCAGATGCTCTAAATTTTGTAATTTTTTGGATTTGTAAGGTTGGTGTTTTTAGGTACAGCCACAAAAAAACCCCCAAAGAATGGAGGTTGGTGTATTTAATATACACTTGATGTATATAAGTAGGGGGTATATAGTATTTCCTTCGTCAATACATACTATTAGTATACAGGTAAAATTCCATTTTGTCAAGTAAAATCGTACAAACAGGTAAAAATAATTTTTTTTTATTTTTTTGCATTTTTTACTTGACAAATGCTAAATATAGCACTATAATGGAAGTATAGGTTAGAGAAGTATTATCTTCACACTCAATATCCCCCCAATTACATCAACCAAAAAGTAGGGATCCATTGTACATAGTGAGGAAAAGAAATACTTTTCTATCATTTTCCAAAGAAATATGAATATTATGACACAATTGCAAGGTTTAATCAAGAAGAATCTTACTCAAAAGCAAGAAAACTTCTTAACAGCGTTGTTTTCTAATGGTGGTAATATATCTGAAGCCTTGAAAACAGCCAAGTACAGCCATCACAGCCGTAAGGATGTGTTAGCATCTTTAAAAGAAGAGATTGCAGAGCGTACAAAAGTTATGCTTAGTGGTGCAGCTGTAAAAGCAGCAAATAACATCATTAAAACAATGGATGTTGACGTAGATGCTGAAATACCAACCAATCGTCTAGAGCTACGGTATAGGGCTGCTGGTGATGTGTTAGATAGAATAGGCATAACCAAGAGACAACAGATAGATATTAGCGGTGAGATTAAACATGGCATTGTTTTACTACCAAGTAAGAAGCCAATGGTTGATATAACACCGTAATGGCACGACCAAAATTAGCAGAAGGTGAGAAAGGCAACTATAATGTTAGTAGTAGCCTTAAAACAAAGCGTTCAGCAGAAAAATCACTCCGAGATGCGGAGAGAGCAGCAAAATCTAAACAAAAGAAGGCTCAGAAGGCATCCGAGAACGCACAGAAACGTGTTTCTACACGCAAGAAGGTCGTAAAGCTAATAAATGAAGGTGGAGTAGCAAGCAACGATTTTATAGATACTCTACCAGCTTCTGTAAAGGAGGCAATCGTTGAGGATGAGCATGAATTAATCTTTTCTCCCAACGAAGGACCGCAAACAGATTTTTTAGCTGCCCCTGAGAAAGAAGTGCTATATGGGGGTGCAGCTGGTGGTGGCAAAAGCTATGCACTTCTGGTAGATCCCTTACGATATGCAGATAATCCCAATCATCGAGCCTTATTATTACGGCGAACTCTCGGTGAACTAGCGGAACTTATAGATCAATCTAAGAAAGTATATCCCAAGGCATTTCCAAGAGCCGTTTTTAAAGAGAGCAAGAATCTCTGGATCTTTCCAAGCGGAGCTACCATCTTATTATCCTATGTAGATAAAGATCAAGACGCTACAAGGTTTCAAGGTCAAGCGTTTACATGGATAGGTATAGATGAGTTAGGACATTATCCTACACCTTATGTATGGGATTACTTACGATCTAGGTTAAGAACCACTGATCCTAAGATTGAAACATATATGAGAGCATCAGCAAACCCCGGTGGTGTTGGTGGTTGGTGGATTAAGAAAATGTTTATTGATCCAAGCAAACCAAACACACCATTTGCTGCAAAAGACATGGAAAGCGGAAATGCGTTGGTATTTCCTCCAAAACATCCAAAAGCAGGTATACCTCTTTTTCATAGAAAGTTTATTCCTGCTAGACTAACAGATAATCCATACCTTATGGCTTCTGGTGAATATGAAGCTATGTTGTTATCTCTACCAGAAGTAGAAAGACGTAGATTACTAGAAGGAGATTGGGATGTTGCAGAAGGTGCTGCGTTTGCTGAGTTCAATAGGGCAACACATATTTGTAAACCCTTTGAACTTCCTAGAGGCTGGCCTCGTTTTCGTGCTGCTGACTATGGGTATAGCTCCCCTTCTTGTGTTTTATGGGGTGCTGTTGATTATGATAGCAATATTTGGATTTATAGGGAACTCTACGCAAAAAGACTTACAGCAGATGCCTTAGCAGATGCTATATTTGAATCTGAAGCTCTAGATCCTCCAATGTATGCTTCGGTATTAGATAAATCCTGTTGGAATAGAGTAGCAGGTGCTCCATCGGTAGCACAGACAATGATAGAACGAGGAATTAGATGGTTGCCTTCTAATTCAGATAGACTAAGTGGAAAACTTGAATTACACAAAAGATTACAACTTAACGAAGATAGTGGCGAAGCTAAACTGCGAATATTTGAAAACTGTACGAATATCATACGAACTCTGCCAGCGATACCGTTATCGAGAACTAATAGTGAAGACGTTGATACAAGATCTGAAGACCATGCTTATGATGCACTAAGATATATGTGTATGCTACGACAAATTAATAACACTAATTTTGGTGTGTGGTCGAATAGAATAAAGGATAGTGCTCCCGAACCGAGAGATATAGTGTTTGGGTATTAACAAAGGAGGTGATCTTTTGGGTGTGGTACTAGTAAACAATATTAATTTTAACTTATAAGGAAACAAGAAAATGCCAATGAATAATGTAGATTTAACAAGTGCATCTCCAGCAGGAATGATGAGTGATGCCCCTGATGGAAAACCTACTCCTGAGAAATTAGAATCATGGGGAACAGCAGGTATTAAAGGTGGAGAAATAAATTATTCTTTCACACAAGCAGTTGATGCCCCAAAAAAAATGAGCCAACCAGCTATGACTCCAAACTTTAATAGTATGGCTGACTCAGCAGGATTTAAGTAAAATATAAGGATTACTACTCTCAATGACATTTCTCGATATTGAATCTAAGAGTAAAAAAGATAGTGATACAGCTATAGATGTTCGTTTAGAAGATGAAAGTCTCGGCAGTGGTCTTGTAGGACACATTCGTGCAAAATTTCAAGTTGCTGAAGATGGTAGATATTCTGACGAACAGAGATGGTTGAAAGCCTATAAAAATTATCGAGGACTAACCGATCATGCTAATGCTGATAAACTAAGGGAATCTGAAAAATCTAAAGTATTTGTAAAGATAACCAAAGTTAAAGTATTAGCAGCTGTCGGACAGATTAGTGATATACTATTCTCTAATAAAAAATTTCCAATAGTAGTAGAACCAACACCTTCTCCCGAAGGTATGCCAGAGTTTGCTCATCTTCAACAACAACAAGGTCCAGAAAGTCCTTTTGGTTTTGCTGGTGATGACATGGAACTATTACCGGGAGCTACAGAAGCTACTGCAAGACAAGAAAATCCAGTTGTAGGTAATCTTGGTCCTGAGTATGAAAGCGATAACATTGTAGCTGGTCCGGGTAAACTTGGAGAACCACAAATAAAACCTGCTGCGTTAGCTGCTGCTAACATGGATAAGATAATTCAAGATCAACTATTAAACACAAGTGCCGTAAAAAAACTACGCAAGGCTTTATTTGAATGTTGTTTATTAGGAACAGGAGTAATTAAAGGGCCATTTACTAGTGAAAAAACTATACCTAGATGGCAAAATAATGAAATGGGGGAAAGACAATATTCTCCTTTGTACAAAGATAATCCAGATATAGACCATGTTTCATGTTGGAATTTATATCCTGATCCTAATGCTACCAGCATGGATGAAGCAGAGTATGTTATACAACGACATAAATTAAACAGAGATCAGCTACGAAAACTTCAAGATGAACCATATTTTAATCATAAAACAATAGAAGAATTATTAGAGAATGGGCCTAACTATGAAGAAAAATATTTTGAAGCACAATTACAATCAGATCAAAACGATCCTATCTATTCCGATACTAGATTTGAAGTCTTGGAGTATTGGGGTACTATGGATTCTAAGATGGCTGAACAAGCAGGTCTTGAAATTTTTGAAGATATGCCAAACTTGGATTCGTATTCGGTAAATGCGTGGATCTCAGGAAATAGAATACTACGTCTGGTAGTTAATCCATTTACACCAGAACGTATGCCATACCATGCGTTTCCATATGAAGTCAACCCATATCAGCTATTTGGTGTAGGTGTTGCAGAAAATATGGAAGACGCACAGTTATTAATGAATGGACACATTCGTATGGCTATAGACAATCTTGCTCTTGCTGGCAATGTAGTTTTTGACGTTGATGAGGCAATGTTGGTTCCCGGACAAAACTATGACATCTATCCGGGTAAAGTATTTAGAAGACAGTCTGGTGTAACAGGAACAGCGATTAACTCAATTAACTTTCCTAATACTGCACCAGCTAATGCACAAATGTATGACAAGGCTAGACAACTAGCTGATGAAGAAACAGGTATACCAAGTATCATGCACGGACAAACCGGAGTAACCGGCACAGGTCGTACTGCATCTGGTTTATCTATGTTGATGAGTTCGTCAACCCTATCAATAAAATCTGTAATTAAAAATATTGACGATTATTTATTGAAGCCGTTAGGTGAGACATATTTTCAATGGAATATGCAGTTTAATGAAAGCAACCCTGAGATTCAAGGGGATCTAGAAATTAAACCAAAAGGTACTTCTGCTGTTATGCAAAAAGAAGTACGCACTCAAAGATTGGTTACACTATTACAAACTGTTGCAAACCCAATGCTTGCACCATTTGTTAAGATACCTAATCTTATTCGTGAGCTTGCCATATCCCAAGATATTGATCCTAATGAACTAGTAAATGACGTAAATGAAGCAGCAATTTTTGCAGATGTATTGAGAGGTTTAAATGAGCAACAACAACCAACCGAGCAAGGGGGCATTCCACCAGTTGGGGCTACTAATGGAGCAGGAGCAAGCATGGATGGCTCTGGAGGAGTACCTGTTGGAGCAAACCCGGCAGATGACTCAGGCGTTGGTGGCGGAAACATCGGTACCGGAAATACACCGCTTGCAGGGGAAGCTGGCTTTACTGGGAACATTGCTGAAGCTGCGGAGTAATTATAGAGATATGAACAGGAAATAACAATGGCAGTCGAATACATAGATAGTCCAAATGCAGGGTTTATAAAACTAGGTGAAGGTGTTGGTTTAGAAACTATCACGCCACAACAAAAAAGAAAAATAAAACGAGGTGATCGTGGTGTATTTCCAATAACACCAACTGGTGCAGAGTCCTATGAAGGACCAGATTTTAAAGCACAAGAATCATTTTCAACACCAGCATCAGCTATACCTAATGTATTTGACAGATATAGAACTTTACCCGGAGGAGCAAGAGCAGGTGGTTTTCCCGGAGGATCATTTGAAAATGTTATATCACCGGGTACTGGCAATCAAAATGACGATGCAAATGATGACGATGAGGATTTAGAAGAAGAGTTAAGAAGACAAACTCTTGATATTGATCCGTTTGGTGATTATGCACTTGATC